ACAGAGAACGATTGGCTAAACACCCTGTTACTAAAACATACATTAAGGTATGTCAAGCATTAAAGGATGCTAACATTAAAAACTTTACTACTATGTCGATGGGAGAGGTCCACGAAGAAGTGGAACACATATATCCTGATAAGACAGTTAATAAATATGAAATGTGGCATAGAGCAGGTAATCTCTTAGGAGAAGCCCAACTTAAACCAGAAGTAAAGGAAGTGTTTGATAGATTTAAATCTGTAATGCATAACACTGAAAAGACGTGTGGTTGTATAGAGGGACTGTATCATAATATATTATTACCTAATGGTGAAGTATCTCTGTGTTGTATGGACTATAACCTAGATGAAATACTAGGAAACCTATACACACAAGAATATGATGATATATTACCAGCACCTAATACTACATACGATATGTGTATGATGTGTGAGAACGGTGTAGACCCTGTTAAGAGTAAGACGAGTATTATAAAGACAATGGGAGAAGCTGAAACAGTTGACTCTCAACATTTCTTTGCTCCTGATGAAATGGTACAATATCTAGGGTTTGATATAAACCCAGAGAAGCGTGTACCTGAAGCAGACCTTATACAGAGTATGAGACAATATATATTTCCTAATAAAACCTTTGTTGACGTAGGAGCACATATTGGAACCTATACATGGATACTAGGTCCATATGCTCAAAAGGTATATGCCTTTGAACCTACTCAACGTATATATAATCATTTATGTGCTAACATTATGATAAAGGACCTTTCTGATAAAGTAGACACTTATAACTGTGGATTATCTTCTGAGAATGGTAAGTTACCCTTTTATGAAAGACAACCTGATGGTGGTACCAATGGGTTCACTGCAATAGGGTGGAAAGATGAAAATACATATGAACTACCAGTTATGAAATTAGATGAATTTGAAATAGAAGATATAAGTTTGATTAAGATAGATGTAGAGGGACATGAGCTCCAAGTTATTAAAGGAGCTTCTGAAACCCTTATTAAGAATGAATACCCTCCCATACTCTTTGAGAGTTGGGAACCTGATGGCTCTCAGCTAAAGGGAGACCTAAGGACAGAGTTATTCAATTATTTATATGAACTGGGATATGCAATAGAACATACTGCTTATCCTGAGATATTTCTAGCAACGAGGAACTAAGTATGGATATACAAGCAAAATTAGAACAATACATCGACGCCCCTGATGTACCCGAGCATTCTTTTGAAGCAGGGTGGGAGTATGAACTCGCAGGGCAATATGCATCTGCAATGGGGTTTTACCTCAAGTGTGCAGAGCTAACAGATAACGACCTTTTGGCATATGAGTGTTTAATGCGTAAAGCTATATGCTTTAATAGGTTAGGAGGAAGAGAATCACATCTGGCTAATTGTTGTCAATTGGCTATAGCACTAATGCCCGGTAGACCTGAAGCATATCATTACTTGAGTGCTTCTTATGAACGTACTGGTCGCTGGCACGAGTCTTATAGTATTGCACGAGCAGGACAAAGACTGAATGCAGAACGTGACCCATTAATGTTTGACATAGATGGAATGGATTTAGATTATCCCGGCCCCTTCGCTATGCCTTTCCAAGAAGCAGTAGCTTTGTGGTGGATTGGTAGATTCGATGACTGTCGTGATAAATTTAAAGAAGTAATGAAAATGGATAAGGTATCCAAAGAATACAAAGGTCACTGTAAATGGAATATTGATAATCTAGAAGGTAGAGATGCAGACGCTTTAGCAGGAATAAAAAAGGTTAAGAAAGGCACCACTACTAACAAAGATGAGATTATCAAGAAAATGATAGCGGAGAAAAAGAAGTGAGCAAGGTCTTTGCTCCCCAAATTCAACCCGATGGTTATATTTCTGAACCAGACTTTAAAGAAATGAGGGCTTTGGGTATGAATGACCCTAAAGAATTCGAACGACTAAAAGGACTGTCAACAGAAGAACTATTAAAAGAATATGTAGACGACTGTGTACCAGCACATCGTAAACCTACATTAATAGTAATAGATGATTTCTATACTAATCCTGATGCCATGAGAGATTACGCCCTATCGAAAGATTATGTAGGAAGAGGATATCATGGAGCAGTAGGCAATCGTACTAACGAAAACCACCACCCCAAAGGAATTAGAAAATATTTCGAAGACTTGTTGGGTAAAAAGATATGTGATGGTAAAGAGTTGGGTGGTTGGGATTATGCAACCAATGGCGTCTTTCAACACTGTATGGCTGAAGACCCCTTTGTTATCCACTGTGATGACCAAGAGTTAGCAGCTATAATATACCTTACACCAGATGCACCAGTAGAATGTGGAACAACTTTATATCAACATAAAGAAACAAAACAGAATGCTGTAAGAGATGGTGATTGGTCTGTGTTCAAAGGTAACTTCTATGATAAAACTCCTTTCGAAGAAGTAGACAGAGTAGGTAATAGATATAATAGAATGATACTAATGGATGGTAGGGCAATACATGCCGCCACCCAATATTTCGGAGATAATATAAATAATGATAGATTGTTTCATATTTTCTTTTTTAGTACAGAGGAACAACAATGAGTGAAGAGAAGTGGACCGCAAGTCACATGAGGCTGAGCCCGTCAAAAATAAATACATACATGAAATGCCCTAGGGAATTTTATTACAAGTATATCGCTAAGATACCTGAGAAGAAAACAATTCATTTGTTTCGTGGAACCTTAGTGCACCAAGTTCTAGAAGACCTTTTTAAGAAAAAGTTTAAGTCCCTGTCAGTATGGGAAAAGGGAGCCCCAGAACAATGGGTACAGGAAGAGTTCGAGAAAGGTTGGGAAGAGAAGATAGCCAAACATAAGTGGCTGTGGGAAATACACACCAAGGAAGAGATGGATAATATGTATCTCGAGACTGAAGACATACTCCAGAATTTTGTAAAGAGTGTTAACAAGAAATTGACTGAGATGGTTAAGTGGAAGATATATAAAAACAAATATCAGGCTTGGAACTCAGTAGCTCCGAAGTATGCTGAGAAGTGGGTTAAGTCTAAAGAATACGCAGTAATAGGTATTGTTGATGCAGTGTGTAATGATTTCGATGGTGGTACAACTTTGCTGGACTACAAGACCAGTAAGCGCTATGGTGCATACCTCCCAGAGGATTATTATCGCCAGCTGATTATCTATGCATTCTTGTACACATTAGAGATGGGCGAAATGCCGAAATTTGTGGGCGTTAATTACCTTCGCTTTGATGATACCTTCTTTGTGAAAGTTACACAGAGCGTGCTTGATGAAGCCAAGGACTTAATTAAGATGGTACACAATTGTTTAAAAGAGCGTGAGGAATATGAGGAACGCTATGAACAAATTCCCCAAAATCTCTGTAAGTGGTGTTCGTTTAATAAACAACACAACGGTGGACCATGTGATGTAGAGATACCTAAGTGGAAGCCTAAATACAAGAAAAGTAAAGAGACATACGCAGACATTGATACGAAAGCGAAAGGACTAATACAACTTGATGCACAGACCCAATTTCCAGAGTTTGACTAAGAGTAATCTTTATATATATCCTCTGTATAGAAATATACATGGCGCGCGATGATTATGGTGCTATCAATGTTATATCTGAGGAAGAAAGAGAGATTCTCGGCATTGGTGGGGCTAAAAGACCTGACGATGACGATGAGGAGAAGTTATTCGAGACTATTGGCAAAGCTGCTGATAAGATAGGAGAAACGAAAGTGGGTAAAAAGATAGGAACTATAATCACTATAATTTTATTAGCGCTTCTTAGTGGGGGGGCCAACATGTCTATTATTCATGATTATATGAATGGAGATGATGATGGCCCACTCGGGGGCTGTCTACAACACGACGCTACAAATTACAATCCAGATGCCACCTTTGATGATGGCAGCTGTAACTTTTTAATCATAGTGTATGGTTGTACTAATTCTCAAGCTGAAAATTATCAACCCAATGCTACGCATGATGATGGACGTTGTGTAGTTATAAATGACAACCCTAATGGTACTAATGGTTCTAACGAAACTGCGGCCATATATGGTTGTACAGACACAGAAGCTAATAATTATGATGATAAAGCTACGGAAGATGATGGTTCATGCGATTACGAAGATGAATATGAAGAAGAACATGGTAACCATACCTCTGTGCATTTCTATCCCGGTTGGTATAACGAAGAGACAGATAATATGTCTGTTTTCTGGGTAGACCCCAATGCTGATGGTATATCCGTATTAACAGATATAGATACGGATTGTTTTGATTATAGTACTTCTGTATTAGTTTATGTAGACGTATGGCACGAAGAGTCTGGTAATTATAACTGGACAGATTTATATTTAACAGTCAATGGTGAAGATTGGGATTATCACTGGCTTAACTTTACTTTCGAAGAACTTAACGAAACAGAAGGTACGTGGTCCATGTGGGTAGCATTACTCGTATGGGACGAGGAGTTAGAAGATTATACATATCAACAACAGTTTGATATTCCAATGATAAGAGTGGAGGCAACAGATGAGTAATCATAAAAAAGACGCAGCAAACCCTGACGGGAATTTCGCTAACTTCATGATGATGTTAGTAGCAGCACCTGTCGTAATGGCATGGGTAGGACTATCTATATTCTTAGTAACGATGGCATTCCGTCATCCAGAGATAGTAGAAGATATAGAATCTTATAAGTCAGTACTACTAATCATAGGGTCACCTGCATTAGTTATTATATATAAGGTATTAGAGTTATGGACTGCTCAACAGAACAGTCAGATAGAACAAACAAGAAAAGGTACTTTCCGTAATGGAGATGACCATGAACACGAAGAGGAAATAAAAAAATGAACGACTACGAAGGAGAAATAGTTCTGCAAGATATAGAGAAGATGAAGGCACAGATAAGCGGGCTTGAAGTTAAGATAGCAGCTCTAGGAGTCTTAGCATCATATATCCCTGAGGATGTAACAAATAAACACATCCCTAAAGGATGTTGCAGAGAAAAAGAAGAGGAAGAATAAGCATGGCTTATAAAAGAGGGAAGCTTAAAAAGAATGGTGTTCCCCGTAAAAAGCCCTCAAAGCGTAAAACTAAGAAGGGTGAATATAGGGACGGTAAAGGTAAGCTTCAAAAAAAGAGGAAATAAAGATGGCAGAAAATCAAAATAAGAAATACAATATTGATAAAACTCTTACAATGAGAAAAAGTGGTTCTGGAGAGAAAGTTTTTAGTCACGTAGGTGGCAAGACACATGCTTTGGAAAAACACCCTATAAGTAAGGAAACAGCTTTACATCAAATTAGAGATGTAACTGAATCTGAGATAGCTAGTAGGGAACATCATAAACATCACATTGGAAAGAGACAACACAGTAAGACTCCCCACGGAGACCACACATAGGAGAAACTATGACAGAAGAAGAAGAAACTAAAGAAACATGTTGCGACTGTTGTTGCACTAAAACAATTTTAGCTAAAATAGATAAACAGAATTTTATAAATATGAATTATCAAAATGAGAATGATAATGGATTTAATTCTACTCTATCTAAGCTAAATGATATACTCGAACTGCTACAGAAAAGCGATAAGTAATGGCACCACGCAAGAAAACAGCAGCTAAGAAGAAACAAGCAGCCGCCCGTAAAAAGAAGGGTGGTTCTAATGTAGGAAAGTATAAGAAGGGTATAGCATTTGCTGGACCTTCTGGAGGCGCGCCAGCCGGAAGCTTTCCTATTAACACGCGTAAGAGAGCTAAGTCAGCTCTCAAGTTAGCCCACAATGCTCCACGTCCCGCAGGGATAAGAGCAGCAGTTTATAGAAAATACCCCTCATTGAAGCCTAAGAAGAAGGGTAAGAAGTAAACTTTATATAGGTAGAGTTTCTATCTGTTTATTGGGCTCTCATCACAGGGCCACGGCTCCACAGGATACTTTACGCAAGTGCCACCGTGGGAGCCCCAAACATGGAGACAAACATGGTAAACAACACAACAAACGAAACAGCAACTAACGAGACCGCTGAGAATACGAATATGACCAACGGTAACGTTACTGCGGATGAAGTAAGCGAATCTGGAATGTTAGATGGTATACTGGATGCATTAGTAGACTCACCCGAGCTTATGCTCGCGCTTGGAGTCATAGGAGCACTTGTTGCTTATATTGCATACACTCAACCAACTGTAAAAGCGTTAATATACAAATTTGGAGGTTCTTATCTAAAGAACCACGAAGCTGAGATAACGAAGTTATTGGATGTACATTTAACGACAGCCCAGTTGAAAGCTTACGAGAAGCTAGATGAAGTAGCTCAAAAGCATGTAAAAGATGCAATGCTCAGAAATGTAATACTGTCTGTATGGGACCAGAACGATGATAAATTCGTTGCCGCGGTCAAAGCAGAAACAAAGGAAGCTTTAGCTAGCGCTAAGACTCTTTGAACGAACACGAGTACGAGCAGCGGTTAAGCCAGCGGGTAGGAGAAGGAGAATATGAACGTCATAAAGAACTTGTACGCCTGTTGGCTCGCAATCTTGCTCTTGAAGATATTTTGTGGGAAGAAATTTCTCTACATATTCGGGATGTTAACTTACGAACAGAGCTCTTGCGCCAAAGAAATTCAATCGTTCGTGACATACATACGGAATTCAGAGCATTAAATATAGAGATTCCAACTATTGTCGAACAGAAGACAGAAGGATTTGCTAAATTTTTGGAGGACTTAGGTGAGCCAAGCGATAAAGAACGAGGGAAAGAAACTACAGACAGCACTGACAGGTAAGAACGTATATGATACACGTTCTCTTGAAGAATTATTTGAATCTGTAAGAAACGACGAATCTAAAATGAAGATGCTCGTAAGAGCGTTTTGTGAGTCTTATTTAATAGACAATAAACAAAGACCATTAAAATTAAGACCCCTACAAGAAGCTATTATAGTTAAGTCATTAACTCACCCTAAAGATATGAGGCAACGTAAATTAGCAATATTAGCTCCACGAGGGTGTGGTAAATCATACGCTCTCTCTGTAGCGGTTGTTATATATATGTTCTTTAAAAGGTTTAGGGATTTAATATTTGTATTAGCTCCTAGTGAAGACCAAGCTGCACTTATCTTTGGATATGTATATAGACACTTTAAAGATAACAAATTCTTGGATAGCTTAGTGGATAACTATAAATTTCACAATAAGCCCCATATACGCATGAAAGGGGGCACTATGATGCGCAGAGCTCCATTAGCGCCTAGTAATCAAGGACAAGCTATTCGGGGACAACACCCTACATTCTGTATTGTTGATGAGTCCCCTCTCATCGACGATAAATTGTTCATTGATAATGTAGAACCAGCGATAGTTTCAAATATGGCCCCGTTCATAAATCTAGGTACGCCAAAGTCTAAAGACAACCATATGCATCGGTATTTGTATGATGATGCTTATGAATCTACGTGGACGCGCCTAGTGTATACGTGGAGAGATGCAGTGAAGATAGGTGAGGCATATAGTCCTGCCTATACTGAAGAAGACATGCTAGCAAAGATGGTAGAGTGGGGAGAAGACTCCATATACTGGAGAACTGAATATGAATGCGAATTCGTGGAAAGTATATCTAATGTATTTAATCCAGAAAAAGTAAAAGCGTGCTATCATGATTACAAACTCAACATCCCCGACAACACTTACGAAGGCGGAGAAAATTGTGCTGTCGCTGTTGACATTGGCAAATCTGTTAACTCTACTGTCATTAGTGTATGGGCCCGCGAGAAAGATGAGTTTGGAGATATTACCCGCCTTATATACATTGAAGAGATTAATCCTAGAACCGGTGGACATGACATTCCATATCAGCGTCAACGTATTATGGATATTGCTCGGGGGTTTAGTGCTGGTAAAGTTATTATCGATGCTACGGGTATTGGCGGCGCTATTGAACAAGACATAAGAATGGAATGTATACAAAACTCACCCCAAATACAATTTATACCTTTTGTATTTACAGGAGGACCAAGGGGAAGTAAAACACAAATATATAGAGACTATGTTTCTTATATGCAACAATTAAAGATTAAAGTACCTAATCCCGAAGGATTAGATTTCAATGAACGTAAACTAATAAATAAATGGTTTAGAGAACATGCAGACTTAGAGTATGTAATGGATGCAGCGAATAAGACTGAACGTATTAGTGCACCATCTGGGAGACATGATGATTATTGTGATAGCTCTGTATTAGGGATTCATGCTACTCTGGCAATGTTGCCCGGAGCAGCAGCTATAGCGCCTTCACAGAGTCATGGAAGGACTCGCACTCAGTTAACTTCTAATATAGGCAGGCACTCAGGAGCGCCCCTATTTAGGACCAGAACGCGCAATTTCAATCTAAAAAAGGGATTTTCATTGTGACGAAATCTTTATATACTATTATCAAATACTATATAAGAGGTAGCCATGGCTTTATTCGATAGAGTACGAAGAATTTTCGCTCAAACAGGAAGCGCACCTCCTTTTAAGGAGAATGACCCGCTAGATTTTGGAGCAGGTGTTATAAAGCGCCTGAAGCTTTCAAATAATTGGAATTACGGGAACAAAGGGAAGTATGAAGAACATTTAGGTAAACCACGTTTATATATGAATGTTTATCTCGCTGACCCTATTGTTAGGAGTCTGATAGACCTACCTTGTTTTTATGCAGTGAAAGATGGTTTTGATATAGTCACTGATGATGACAAGCTTAGGCAAAGGATAGAGGAAATGTTCAGAGATATAAACATTAAGAACTTACTATATGGTTGGGTTCGTAATGCTAGAATCTTTGGTACAGGATACATGGAGTGGACCGGAGACAACTTGGTACTTCGTTCTAGCCAGAACATGTTTGTTCAAAGGAATGAACATGGACAAACAAAATATTATTTCCAAGATATAGGAGAGGAGAATGAAAACGTATTTTTTGAACCTGAAGAGATTGTATCTCTACTTAACAACCCCTTCGATGATTACGCTTACGGCCTTTCTGACATCCATCCCATTCTTTATTTGGTTGACCTCAAAGATTATGCCGAACGAGACATCGGAGCCGCTCTCAACAAATATGCTTCTTCTCGCTTTGATATATCTTGTGGACTTCCCGATATGCCTTATGGTCCTGACAAAATTAACGAAGTGGTGGATGCCTTCAACGCGCTAGAGCCCGGTGAAGATATTATTCACGGAAACGATATAATAATTAAAGAATTACAAGGAACACAAAGAGCGTTTGAATATGGTAAATATACAGACGACATATTAGATAAGATACATATGGCATTGAAAGTTCCTAAAACAATGTGGACCGACCCTGAAAAGGCTCGACCCATTTTTGAACCATATGTAAGATATTTACAAACTATGATAGAATCTGCAATGAATGCACAACTAATGCCTCAATTAGAAAATGGAGAGGCTAGGTTTAAGTTTAGGCAGATTAACGTAGAAGATGCATTCACTAAAGCCAAGACGGATATGATTTATCTGTCTGAGGGTGTACTATCGCCGGGCGAAGTTAGAGAAGAGCGAGGTCTTGACCCTGAAGGTGTAACTGAACTAGACATGGAAACATCCGAAGATATCAAGGCTTCTCCTATAAAAAAGGAGCAAAGTGATAAGAATGCAAATATTTCTGGTGGAAAGAATCAAGATAAGAAAGAAGAATCTGCTAGAGCACAGAACAGAGGAAATAAGCCGTCTGCTAACGCAACAGGGGACAGAGCATGAGTTATAAAAAATGTGTAGCTTCAGTAGAAGCTTCCTTAAAGAAACGGGGTTTTGATAACTCCGATGAGCTTGCGTCCAATATGTGTAATATGTGGGCAGACGAGAACGGTGTAGAGAGGGAATTCGGAAGAAGTATATCTGAAGAACCCGTACGTCGCACCTTTGGACTTTCCTTAGATAGTCCTGAAGATATAAACTTCATGGACAATGAGGGGTTTAAAAGTGTAGAGATACCTGTTCTAGCTATAACATCTGGGCCACATGAATACAATAAGGATGATATAGAGCAAAAGGTTTATATAGAACCGGAAATATTAAAAAAGAATATAGAAGCTTTCAAAGAGCTTCCTATATACTTCAATCATCAACGTACGCCGGAGGATTTAATTGGCATGGCTGCTAATCCCGAAGTCGTTGAGTTGGAAAATGGAAAGACTGCTGTTAAGATGTTGGCGACTGTCAATAATCAAACCGACCGCGGTCAAGAAGTAATGAACAAAGTAAAAGAAGGTGACGTAACCCACGTTAGCATTGATTGGTTTTCCAATGATGTAGATGTGATGGGCGATACTTTCGCTACGAACATACGTCCCACAGAAGTAAGTTTTATAGACAATACTACTATGGACCCTGTATGTAAAGAGTGTACTATTGAAAAGGAATGTGAAATACATACCGAGGCCAAAGACGAGGATTGCGACTCTTGTTGCGATGCTTGTAAAGTTGGCGAAAAGTGTGAGAGTGAAGATGGGAATCAAACTGAGGTAATAAATATGACTGAAGAAACTCCTAAAGGTTCAGAAGCAGAGAATATAGTTGAACGCGAATTTGCGTCACTACGCTCGCAGCTAGAGCAATTAGAAGCATCCAAATCAGAAATCTCAACACAGTACGAAGAGGCTTTAAAAGAAATTGAAGCATTTAAGTTACTGGAAGAAGAGAGAGCTGAGAAGGAAGCTGCTGAAAGAAAAGCTGCAACCGTAGAGGCAATTATATCCAAAGAAATCTTGTTCGGACAAATCGAAGAAGATGGAAAGGATGCCCGCGTTGAAGACTTGGCTGCTTGGGACGAACCGAGGCTGACTGGTTTCAGCGAAGCTCTTGCTGCAATGCCAGTTCCTGAAGAAACAGAACGAACTTTCGGAAAAGGTAAATCTAACGAAGGCGAAGCTGTTCCAGCAGAAACTGAAAGAAAATTTGCAGTCAAGATAGACAAACAATCGGGTAAAATAACTCTCGATAAAGAATTACTAAAAGGTGATTAAAAATGGCAACAGAAATACTAGTAAATGATGGTGGTGCACCAGCAAGAATTTTACCGTTCACAGCTGGAAGCGCTATTACTGCTGGTTATGCTTTACAAATGGGCGCAGACGCAGAAGTTGATACAATAGCATCAGCTGACGTGAATCACCCCGTAGGTGTAGCACTAACTACAGTAAGCTCAGGCGAGACCGCTAGTGTCGTAACAGGTCATGGTGTAGTACTTAATATGTACTGTTCAGGAACAATTGGAAGGGGCGGCCATGTGGCAACTCTAGCCGATGGTAACCTTGGACCGGGTTCAAGCTCAGCAGTGAGTTGTGGAATCTACATCGACCCAAGTGGCGCGCACAGTGGTGCAGCAACATTACAACGGATTCTGTGGTTTGGTTAAATAAATATAGGTATTAACAATGGTAGCATTAAATGATAATTTAGCAACCGGTGTCCTTACGACCTTGAACACAGGTGCGTATAACGCAACTGGTGGTTCAGGAGAACGTGTACTTATTGACTACAAAGATGCAATTCAGGATTATAAGGTTACAAACCTTCCTGCTCTTGGCATGTTTGCAGAACCAATGACTACAGAGACCGGCGGTGATATTGATATCACATTCGCAAAGCCCTCCATGGGAATGGAGGAAATCAACGAAGGTAACACACCTAAGTACCAACACACTAACCTACGCTCCGAGAGAGTGTCTGTTAATGAGTGGGGACTTGCAATTGGTGTAACCCGACGTATGATTGAAGACTCAAGATATAACGAAGTTGAGATGGCCCTTAATGAGGCAAGAAGAGCGGTAGACCGTCATCTAACCAAGCACGTAATTTATGCGTTGCTCGGTATAGGCGACTCCACTCTAGGTACTGGGCTAACACCCGGAACTTCTATCAGTTATGATAGTGCTGAATCAGGTATTGTTAACTTCACAAACAACGTTTATGGTGGTTTCTTAGGAACTGGCGGAACAGTTAACGCAGGACGTATTTACTCCTACGGTTTAACAAGTGACGCAATTCTTACAGGAACTCACTACGTACAAGCAACTGGTGCAGCTGGTGACGGGGAATTCGCTTTAAGCGATGTAACCGACGCCATGGAACTAATCGGTGGTCACGGATACACAGCATCCGAGATTATGATTTCTCCACAGCACTACAAGACTTTACTTAACTTAGCAGACTTCACAACTGCAATCAATGGAACCTCAAACGCTTCCATGCCGTATGTTGTAGAAGAAACCGAGATGCTCGGTAAGACTGCTTCGACTGGTATTGTTGGTAGCATTTACGGATTAAACGTGACTGTTAACGCTTGGTGTCCTCCGGACCGTGTTTTCATATGGGATGGCGCTGTCAAACCTATGGCATACGTGGAAAGGAGACCATTGACTGTTGAAGAGGCAAACCCCGGTTTCGGAATTGTCGGTTCATACATGTCGATGCGATACGGATTAAAGGTAGTTAACCCGGCATCCGGTGTAGTTGTAATTAACGCTGCTTGAGCAGGTTGAAACAACAGGGCTTCTGGGAGTGAGCCTTAATCACTCCCAAATTTGATAATTTTTTCGACAGCAGGCGCGAGAAGGTAGCAACATGAAAGGTGACAAAGCAAGAAAATCAATGATGAAGCAATCCGTTCCACGTGCGTGGCGCGCTTATGTTTCGGGTGCTACATGGACTGCTGGCACATCTACTCTTAGTATTCATAATTTTAATGCTCCTGATGTTGATGTAGGTATTACAGGAACTGGGGGTTCTCAAGGAACTCAAGGTACACAAGGTACTCTAGGAACACAAGGAGCTATAGGTGCTCAAGGTACAGCTGGTACAGCTGCATCTCAAGGAACTACTGGTACTCAGGGAACTACTGGAACTCAAGGAACTACAGGAACTCAAGGTACTACAGGAACTCAGGGAACAACTGGTACTCAAGGTACTACAGGAACTCAAGGTACACAAGGTACTCAAGGAACACAAGGGGTTCAAGGAACTCAGGGTACTCAAGGTACTCAGGGTACTCAAGGTACTCAAGGTATATTAGGTGCTTTTGGTGGAGACAGTCTTGAATTTAACTGGTCTACTTTAGATAATTCTGCTGCTGTGCCCGGTCAAACTAATATAGCTTTAGATTTAGCTGCGCCCGCAGGAGCTACTCCATATGTTTATTCCGATGCTACAAAGGTAGCCGTTTCAAACTTTGATATAAACTCTGATGATATTTCGGCATGGCTTGCTACTTTCGATGACCAAACTGATAACCCTAGAGGTTCTATAAAGATAACTCAATCTAATGATTCCTCTTATTGGGCTATATATAATATTACAGGAGCATCAACTACGTCAGGCTCTAGTACTACTGCATGTCACTACTTAGACGTAGATGGTATAACCTATAATGGTAATTTTAATAATGGTGAGAACGTAGTTCTCAGTTTTGTTTCTTTTGGTGCTCAAGGAGCTCAAGGAGAACAAGGACTTATTGGAGTACAAGGTACTCAAGGAATTAGAGGTCTTACTGGTTCTCAAGGAATACAAGGTATTCAAGGAACTCAAGGAACTTCAGGTCCAATAGGAGACCCCGGCGAACCCGGACCTCAAGGTACACAAGGTACTTTAGGAACACAAGGTACTACAGGAACACAAGGTACTACAGGAACACAAGGTGCTACAGGTACTCAAGGTACTACAGGTGCTCAAGGTACTACAGGTTCTCAAGGTGCTACTGGTACACAAGGTGCTACTGGTACACAAGGTACAACAGGTGCTCAAGGTGCAACTGGTACTCAGGGAACTACTGGTACTCAGGGAACTACAGGCGCTCAAGGTGCAACTGGTACTCAAGGAACAACAGGTACTCAAGGAACAACTGGTGCTCAGGGAACTCAAGGAACAATTGGAACTCAAGGAACAACAGGTACTCAAGGAACAACAGGTGCTCAAGGTGCACAGGGAATTCAAGGAACTACAGGAGCTACTGGTGCTCAAGGTGCAACTGGTACTCAAGGAACAACTGGAACTCAAGGTGCAACTGGTACTCAAGGTACTACAGGTACTCAAGGTACTACAGGTACACAAGGAACTCAGGGTACACAAGGAACTACTGGAGATACTGGTAGTCAAGGAGCTACGGGAACTCAAGGAACAACTGGAACTCAAGGTGCTACAGGCGCTCAAGGTGCTACAGGCGCTCAAGGTGCAACTGGTACTCAAGGAACAACAGGTGCTACAGGTGCTCAAGGTACAACAGGAACTCAAGGAACTACTGGAGATACTGGTGCTCAAGGTACTACAGGTACTCAAGGAACAACTGGAACTCAAGGAACAACTGGAACTCAAGGTGCTACAGGCGCTCAAGGTGCAACTGGTACTCAAGGAACAACAGGTGCTACAGGTGCTCAAGGTACAACGGGAACTCAAGGAACTCAAGGTATTCAAGGTATAAAAGGAGATACAGGAGATACTGGTGCTCAAGGTACTACAGGTACTCAAGGAACAACTGGAACTCAAGGTGCTACAGGCGCTCAAGGTGCAACTGGTACTCAAGGAACAACAGGTGCTCAAGGTGCACAAGGTACTCTAGGAACACAAGGAGCTACTGGTGCTCAAGGAACAACAGGTACTCAAGGAACAACAGGTGCTCAAGGTGCAACTGGTACTCAAGGAAC